CTCAAGCTAATGGTCTAGGTATGTTATACAAATCATGTGGCAACGATGGATCACTATTACAATTCTATATGGCATTAGATAAACAATTATATCCTCAATTAGCTCAAAGTGGTGCTGATGCTGTAAAAGGTATGAATCCAAAAATTAATATTTGGAATACTGGTGATACAAAAGCAAATCCAATGAATGATATTATTGGTAATGTTCAAAAATTGAGTCCATTGTTATTTAGTTTGCAAGATCAAGGAAAAGTTACAATGCCAGATTGGATGCCAAAAGTTGACGTGAAAGATGAGAAATAATTGGATTAAAATTATGTATTATTTTATAAAAAATATATCATTAAATGGTGATTATCATTGAGTAAAGAACATAAAGTAATGCGCCAAGGAAAAATGGTTCAATCAAAAAACCTTGTGAATAATGATTCGATAATATTTGTTGAGAACGTGGGTAATGTATTGTACAATGTATTAATGAAGGAACATAATATGATGATGAGTAATGGCATGGTCAGTGAAACATTACATTCTAGGAATACAATAGCTCAGGTTTATAATGCTTGTGATGAATTGACAAACGTGAATAAGGCATCAATTCATAAAGAAATAAATTATCAAATGTTAAAGAGACATTTGTGTGCTAATTAATATATATAGGTAAATCGTACATTATATTATCTATGAATTTAAATATATAATATCCAGTTAAACCAATTAATATATGCCACCAACCATGTAAATATAAAGAATACAAAAAGGATACGCAAATATAATCTACTATCCAGCATAAAATTGATAATGTAAATAGTAATACAATTTTTTCAACAGATTTTCTAATTTTTGGATTTAAATTATAATATAATTTAAATTTATATAATACTGGAATAGACCAAGTAAATAATATCAATCGATTTAAAATAGGATATATAATCATTGATATGAATTGAAAAATACATAAATAAATTAATGTTTTTTTATTGATCATTCTATGAACATAAGAATTTATAAACCAAATAGATAATGATATACAAAACATAATAGATAATTCATCTAACATTTGTCCAAACTCTGATAATGTGGCATGAAAATAATAAGATGTTATTCCTATTATTGATAATGAAAAGTATAAAATAAATGTTTGATCATAATAATACATTCCAATAACACCACATAAGGTAATAAATAATGATGTTGTTGAATTTACAAATTCGGCGATATATTTATTAGTTTGAAAATTAGATTCACACCAATCAATTTCTGATGATAGATAATCTGTATTATACATTGAATAAAAGATAAATAAATTCTTAAGTTGAAAAATTTGCTTCTGCTAATTCTTCATCACTCATCTGACCAAATTCCATTAATGCTAATGCTGATGCTTTTTGTTCAGCTCTCTTTTTAGATGTATCTGTTGCTTCAGCGATAATTTGTCCATCATAACCTTTTACACCAACAGTATATATTTTTTTATTATTAATCTTTTCTGTTCGAATATCTTCATATTCAGGATGTGTCCATTTATTATCATGATAAAATCTTAACAGTCTATCTTTATAATTATTATCCAAAGATAGAATTTGTGAATAATCTATTTCGGTTTCTAAGAAATTATTTAAAATATTTTCAACAACAGAATATCCTTGATCTAAATATAATGCTCCAAAAAATGATTCAAATGTATCTTCTAATAGTTTTTCTGAATCACGACCATTATTATCTTCTATTTGTTTAGAAATCAACATATAATAACCTAAATTCATTCGTCTAGCATATTTAGCTAATGATTTTGTATCTTCCAATCTTGTTTTAAGTTTTGTTAAAAATCCTTCATTTTGATCATAATATCGTTTATAAATATATGCAGCAATAATGCATTTAATAAATGTATCGCCAACAAATTCTAATGCTTCGTTAGAAGAATCTTGTAATTCGACAATGTGAAAATTTTTACTCAATGCTCTTTTATCATCTTTAAAATCTGTCAAATATTCACCTTTGACATATGATTTATGTGTTAGAGCTTGTTGATATAATGATAAATTATGTATATTTATTTTAATATTATATCTTGCTAAAATACCCGTTACAGCTCTATTAGTAATTTCTGTATTAACTTTGTTATATGGAGATATTTGTTGCATTAATATACATAATAATTATATTTTTATGTATATTAAAATCAATTTTTTGATATAATTAATTGAATAATTTTGATATATCACTTTTTGATATGTTACCAGAAGTATTCTTAAATTTATAATCTGGTTTTTTAAAATCTTCTTTTTGTCGTGCTGGATCATATCTAAATGTATTTAATTGTTTCTTTTCGCGTTTGATTTGTTGATTTATTCTATATTGACGTATACTATCCATAGTTTTACCTGTGCATCTCATAACAAATTCTTTATATGGACTATTATCCATTACATTTAACGATTTCTTTTTAAAATATGCTGCTCTAGATTTTAATAATTCGCTCAAAATATATTCGTATTTCTTATAATCATCTCTACGATTAATATATTCATAATGACGTTTTATTAATACATAATTAAATACTAAAATAAATGTACCTATTTTGATAACTGTTTCATCACTCGAACCTTTTTGTTCTTTATAAAATCCACCAGCTTGAACACGATCTATACTTTCATTTTTAATATATAAATTATTATACGGAACACATAAACAATTATTACCATTTATTTGTAATAAACTGTCACCATTTAAAAGAAAATCTATTCGTTCATCTCTAAATTGAAAAAATGGTTTATAAACATTAATGACGATATTTTTATAGTCATTACCCAATATTGTTTCAAGTAATAAATTAATTGTTTTGATATCATTTTTAAAATTCACTGAATATATTTCCATTTTACTGAAATCTATTGAAGAATTTCTTGTCAAGTAAAATTGTTCAGCTATTGATCCAATAAAAATAATTGATTCTATTTTAATCAATTCATCAAATAATTTCTTTTTATGATCCAATGATTTTGTACTAGGTTTAAATCTATTTTTTGTTTCTAAATTAAATGCATAATATTTTAACAATAAATTTGTTCTAAAAAATGTTTTATCTTTTAATCGCCAATAAGATAATACTGGATCATTATATTGTCTTAACATATCTACCATTATCCATGATGGATGAGAATATCTTATTTTATCTATTGTTACAGTTGGCATATTACCAAATATATTTCTAGGCATATAAGACATATCACAACATTCATCAAAATTTACGAATATTTTATATGTTTCATCATGAAATGCTTGAGCACCTTGAACCCATTGAAATCCTTTATCATGTAAAATATTGGATAATTCTACAACATCTTCTATTGGTTCAGGTGTATAAAATTCTATATCCTTTCTATCACTATCTGTATATATTCCGGATTTTTGATCTTTTTTTTTAATTAATTCTTGAAATGCTTGACCACCATATACAATACGTTTTTTTCTAATAATAAATTCTCTTATTACATCTAATATTTGTAAATGTTCATCAAGCATTGGTTCTAATAATTTATTTCGTATATTAATAGCCGAATCTGTAATTTGATCAAGTTTATCGGTAATAGCTTGTATATCTTCTGTTCTATATAAATTCATTATAATAATTAAAGAAAATTATTAATTTAGAACTATAATAATAATATAATTAATGTCAGCAATATGTGTCACTTTTGGTGAACAGTCCGAGAATCATTATGGTATGACTAAGAATGGTAATGGATTAGCAGAACATGGCTATTCACTTGATGATTTAACTGATATTATGTTATACTGTCAAGAAAAAGGAATACAACATGAACTGATATCATTACATGATATGGAATTGACAGAATCTATAGATTTAGAAGAATCATATGTATTATATATTAAGAATGGTGTAAATAAACTAATTGGCAATCGTGCTACAAGAAAATTATTTACAGAACTTGCTACTTTAGATTGGGATACTCAATTTTGGGACACGAGACGATCTAAAGTATTAAATAAACATGCTAGATATAATCTATGTTTTGCTAATGAATATCAAGATGCTGATTTTGAAAATAAACAAGGTACAATGATATCATATGACATGGTACCATTATTAAATAAATTAAGAGATGAAATAATGTTAATGACTAATGAATCAGAGTTACAAGTTGAAGGAAATTATTATTATGATTTGATGAAAACAGGTATTGGATATCATGGTGATGCTGAACGAAAAAAAGTAATTGGAGTAAATTTGAGTGATGGAAATGTAAGAGAAATTCATTGGAAATGGTATTTGAATTCCAAACCAATATCTGAACCTTATAAATTAGAATTGTCATCTGGTGACATGTATATAATGAGCGAATATAGTACTGGTTATAATTGGAAAAAGCGTTCAATACCCACATTGCGTCATGCTGCAGGTATCGATGGTAGTAAATATTTAAAATAAAATAAAAATTATATAATGATTTTTATTTTAAATTATAATAAATGAAATGGTTTTTATGGTTTTTATTTATTTACTTAAATATAGAATCTAATTTGGGTAAATGTTTAATTTCAATAGCAAATGTTTTTTCAATCTTCACGATATCTGCTGGCTTTGCATTTGTTGATTCAACAACGAAAGAAATCGAAGTACCGACCCTGCCAAATCTACCCGATCTACCTGATCGATGCATAAATTCACTGATATTTTCGTCAGTGGGTAGATTATAATTGAATACCAAATCAACCGTAATGATATCAATCCCTCTCGCAGCAACATCCGTACTAATCAAAATTCTAAAATCGCCTCTGCGAAATCCTTTAATGACTCTATCTCTAGCAGCTTGTGACATTCTTGAATGAAGAGCTGCCACGGGGAAACCTTCATGTTTCATAAAGGCTAACAATGTACTGACCATCATAATTGATGATGCAAATACAATAGTTGATCCAGCATTAGGAATTTCTTCAATAATTTGCTGTAAACAAATCATCTTTTCTTCTTCTTCTATCAATGAAACATAATAATATCTGTTTGTGTTTTTCGAATCAATTTCTTCTGCGAATGTCAAAAGCATTGCATTTTCATTTCTTACATGAATGGCGACATCATTAGATAATGTTGCTGAAAAATACAATCTACGAGCATAACTAGGTAATTCATCAAAAATAGTATGAACATCTCCAGACATTCCACTTCTTCCCGAATTATTTCTATCGTGCGATGTGTCGAGTAATTTATCAACTTCATCACACACAATTTGTTGGATATATTCGGTATTAATTTGGAAACGCAAGCCTTCACGAACATATGTGGGTTTACAAATCATACCCAGAAATCTACCTGGTGTTGCTACAACCATTTGTTCTTTCCCATAATGAGATGAATTTTTAGCATTGGTTAAATATTTATCTCCTTCGGTTTTGATTGTTTCGTCACGTGACGATGTTCCTCTATGAAGAGCTATAGTTATATCAGTATTAGTTAATAATTCACACGCTTTTTCATATATTTGTAACGCTAATTCTCTTGAAGGAGCAAGGATCACAATTTGAGTATTATGTATACTGCGAACTATGGTTTGTGCTGTAGCAATAACAAAACAGGCGGTTTTTCCTGTTCCAGTTTTAGCTTGTATGACAAATGATCGATCAGCATGTTCAATGATCAATGGAATTCCTCTTTGACATTGTGATGGATTTTCAAATCCGTTGTTATATATACTGGACAAAATATCAGATTTCAAATTCATATCATTGAAACTGTTTACTAGTCCATCTTCCTCTTCCTCCTCCTCCTCTTCTTCCTCAACTTGAGGCTTATTCCAGTCATCTTCAGATGACTGAACAACAGAACCAGTAGGAACTGTGTTTAAATGTGATTTTGTTGCAGATGGCATTGTGGGTTGGGGCTTGTTTTTACGAAGCATTAATATATCTAATATTAAATGCTTATGCTTTTAAAATATCAATTTTTATCAATGACAAAAAAAGTTATCTTTGGGCATCATATTTTGTACTACCAATATTCGCATTATGCTCATTGGCATAATAGCGATCTATAGCATATTCTTCATCTTGTTCGCCTTCATAATCATCTTGTTCGCCTCCATAATCATCGTCTTCGTCGTCAAATTCTTCTTCTTTTTCTACGTTATAGTTGTAAGTAAAAGTCGGAGAATTATTTGATTTTTCGGTATTTGATTGAGGATAAAGGGGAGGTAGTTTGACAGTTGGTAATACACCAGTGTCACAAGAAATTCTAATTGTTGTAACGTCATTCGTTGACCAACATTTAGACTCAGACTGTTTTGATGATTTAGATTTCTGTCCCAATGAAGGAAATTCATCTTTTTCATATTTAAATTTCATCGGATTAACTGATTCAGTTTTGCGTCGATCCTTAAATTTGTATTGATCATCACAATTTGTATTACCCACGATGACTTTCGACCGATCGGTTTCTTTCAATTGATTGATGTCTTTCGACGGATCGGTTTTTTTCAATGGATTGATGTCTTTCGATGGATTGATGTCTTTTGCTAAATCGGTTTCTTTCTTGGTTTTCTTCTTCGTAACGAACGAACGAACTTCGCCAAAAGAAGCAGCTAAGCTACTTCCGTTTAAATCGCCAAAAGAAGCATCTAAGATACTTCCTTTTAAATACTGTTTTGAATTTGATGCCATAATCACAGAATGGATTGTTATTATAGTTCAAATAGATTATATATAATAATTTTTTTTCAATTTTTTCTATAGATTATATTATATAATGTCTATAAATGTTCTATATAGTTCAAGTGTTCAAAAGATTGTTGATGGTGTTAAAACAGTAGATGAGGAATTTGTAATTAAAGGCGAAAAAGGATTAAAAGTAAAGTATTACAACGTGAGAGGAGATAAGAAGGAAAAGATTGTTATTACTGGTAAAGATGGTGAATATAAGATGAAAAAGACTAGTAATGGCGAAGTAACTGAAAGTGATTTAGATAGTGATGGATTAAAATCAGAATTGAAATCACCCAAGCTTAAATTTGCTTCTTCGTATTTAAAATCTAGTGATAAGAAAGGAGGATCAAAATCTAAGAGATTAACTGTATAAATTATTATATAATATAAATTGTTATATAATAAATTAAATTGCATTAGCAAACATATTAAATTGCATTCGTAAACTCATTATTAGGTGTTCTAATTCTAGGCAAAATACCAATAGACATCAATTCTTGAATAAATATTTTACAAGCATATGGCATTCTTACCGTATGAATATATGGTTTTTCTGCTGGTTTATCTTGTGGTAATATAGCTTCACAAGCATCACATGTATAAACATTTTTATTAAGTTTTTTGCGTGCAATAAGACCGCATGTTGAACATACATGTGTAGTGTGTCCATCGGATAATTCCATGAATTTTTCTTTCAATGTTAATGATAAACCATAAGAAATGAATACATCACGTTCCATTTCACCTAAACGTAAGCCTCCATCTCTAGATCTACCTTCAGGAGGCTGTCTAATTAATACGGTCATTGGTCCTCTAGCTCTAGCATGAATTTTATCTTGTACCAAATGTTTCAATCTCAAATAATAAGTAATGTTCATAAATACCTGGTTCTCCATTTTCTTTCCATCAAAACCACAATATAATGTTTCGGATCCATATTTGAACAAATCTTCTTTCGTTAAATTTTGAACATCAGCAGTAATAATTTCATTCTTATATTCTTCTAATCGTGCTAAAATTGGTGCCATATCAAGATGTTCGTAATGATCTATTTGAATAGTTCTTCCTTCAATAGCTGCATATTTGTTCATAACAGATTCTATTAATTGTCCAATAGTCATTCTTGATGGAATACAACATGCGTTAATGATTATGTCGGGTCTTATACCTTGTTCGTTGAATGGCATGTTTTCATCGTTCAGTATGTAGCCAATCGTACCCTTTTGTCCATGTCTACTATTGCCACTGAAGGCACAATAACCCCTACGTCTGACATAAATAATGCCATCACCAGGTACTGTACAACAAAATACTTTGTTTGGTACACATTCGCATAAATCTTCATCATCAAAATCAATCCAGGTATCATGTCTATTTTCTCCTTCTTTGGTAATGTTTTTATTTACTAACGGAGTATTTTGTGAAGTGATAATTGTCAGTCTAAAAGCATCAACAGTAGAAGTAATTGTATCACCTCTAGAAGTTGTTGTAGAATGACCAACTTCATACTTTAGTAATTTATTACATGACCATCCAGCATGCAAACAAAGACGTTGGAAATCATCAGCCAATTGTGTTGATGATGTATCATAACGTCTTGTACCATTTTTCATTGTATGACCATCACCCAACATCATTCCATCGATTAATACTCTACATTGTTCTTGTGATAATTCCCATACCCATTCCGGTAAGCTTTTATTAATAGCACCAACACTTAATGGTAAAAAGTATTGCACTAAACGCTTGTCATTATAACACCACGCATTACATACAGTATCACCACTCTTATCAATGTGTTTACGAATATCGAAATCCATCACTTCACAAACTCTAGTTAGTTCATCTTTGACTCGTTGTTTATGTGTTGCAAACGATAAACCCCAATCACGAAGTGTGCAACCTTCAGCAATCCATATACCAAAGAATATCAACCAACAATCCATATCAACTATCAAGTCATCCAAATTGTTAACTCCAGGAATAACAAATTCTTCCATAATATATTCAGGTTCGAAATATTCTACATTTTTTTGATATGTATATCGTTTGCCATAAATATCTTCAGCTGTTTTAACAGAAAATTTATCACCATTTCTATTTCCAACATACATTCTATGATTTGGTGTAACAACTAAATCAATTTGGTTTGACTTAATTTTATATAATTTATCACTATAATCATATTCTTGTAGTTCTTCGGGATTATGATACATTAGCCATCCATTATCCAAACATGCAACACGATCATCCAAAGTCAATTCATTAATCGCTTTCCAACCATTATCAGTTAGAACATCATGATCACTGGTATAACAACAAAATTTGTCTCCACCTACAGGAATACGCTGTTGTCTAATACGAGTGTTATAAGTAGGATATCCATCACCATTTCTAATATCGGTATAGACTTTATCAATGGTACCATCGACGCCAGATTTATAAGCCATACTTGAATCACGAGCAGTAATAGCTGATTTTTCTTCATCGTCATCATCATTTGGTGTAATAGGAGTAGTTTTACCATAAATAATATCTCCATTTTTAATATCAGTTTCCTCTTGAACAAATCCTCTTGAATTGAGTTTATCATAATTACCATCTTTCATACTTGTAACACGATTTTTATCAGGTTTACAAAAGGTTTCATCTTGTCCCGAAGTGGTTTTAGATATTGATATACTTTCTTTTCTATATGATTCGATAGTAAATAGGCCACGATTAATAGCCGATCGTTTCATAAGAATAGAATCTTCTTGATTATAACCTGTATACATACAAATTGCAACCATACAATTTTGTCCAAAAGGTAATTCTAGAGCATTGGTATACTTTGCGGTCCTAGAAAATACCAATGGTCTTTGAGGATTATATAATGTATATGCAATATCAACACGATGTCTGTAATTAGATGCGTAAATACCAATTGCTTGCTTTTGTTGAGCAAAGTTGAAATAATTTCTTGGTGCATCATTATGATCGGGAAAAATAGCATTTGATAATACATTCCCATTCGTAGTTGAAGGATGAAGTTCACAATGAGTATAACGTTTATAAACAGTATCATCATATCTATTAACAGGATCACCAAAGAAATCAGGATTAGGAATAATTGTATTCATTTTTCTATGATTCTCTTCAACATCTTTTACCCAAAATGCAATCATTAACGTTTCTTGTTCTTCAGGATCTACAAAGTCTACTGTTTCGGGATACTTCATTAAAAAATCTACCCATTTATGAATTTGTAGAGGATTAGATTTATTTTTAATATTAATTTCATCAAGCATCTTATCAGTTAAAACAAGTTTGTTATTTACAACTCGTAACAAAGGTCTTAACATTCTACCAGCATCAGTATTGATATTGATTTCTTTCTTATTAATATTATGTGCAATACATACTTGTTTTTCAATTTCACCTCCAGTACGCTTACTCTTTAACATTGCTGCTATCTGGATTGGTTTATTGGTCATTCCTAACCATTCACCATTTAACATAACACGAGTGTATTGATTGAAAAAAGTAGGATGAATATCCATTAGATCAATAATATCATTATCCAATATCTCTTTAATTATAGCAGGTTGTGATGCAGCATTAATACTAATTGTGGCAATATTAGATAATTGTTTAACAATACCAATATTATGTCCCTCTGGAGATTCGGGAACATCCAAGAATCCATATTGAGTGGCATGAGCATAACGCATATCATCAGCTTTAGTAGATGTTGATAGTTGTGTTGTTACTACACGTTTCAAACCTGAAATAAATTGCAAATATGTATAACGTTCTACCATTTGTGCAACACCTTTTTTATTTGATGCTCCCCATGTTCCATGTGATAATGGTGAATTTAAATTTTGTTCAATGATTGAATGTTTAATTTGAGGAATAACATTAATTGGTGTTTCATCTGAACTGTTCTTCTTTCTAAAATATTTTGTGCTATCAGCAAGCATCTTTTTATGAGCTTGTCTATAAATTTGCCCCATTAAAATACCAACTGTATCGATACGTTTATTAGATAATGAATCGCGATCATCTGCTACATTTCTACCTAACGAACAATTAATTAATTTATTACACATCAAACCCAAGAAACAACCTTTTCTATAATCGCTGCTATTCATATGAGGAAGAAAATCACGTTCTAAAATGATTCTATGTAAATATTCTCTTTTTTGCATTAATTTAGTTGCTGCATCAGTAGATGAAAAACGTTTTCCAACTAATTTCATCTTTGTCATGAGATAATTTAATGCATCTTCTTGTGTATTAATATATTTTTTTGGTTCTTTAAGATCATCAGGATCGAATTTCCAAGTTTCACTTTTATAATGTTCCATTGATGCTAATATAATATTAGACATATCTACATCTTTGGCTATCATGGTAATATGATAAATAATATCTTTATCGGTGACAATACCTAATGCTTTAAATAATACACATATTGGGATATCGGAAAGTTGAGACATAGTTAAGACCATTGCATTTCCTTTTTTAAATTTTATAGAAATAATTTGCAAATTGGAATTAAGATTTTCAACAAGTTTTGAATACACTTGAACAGTATAAGCTATTTTATTTACAGCTGTTTTATCTTTTTTGGAGAATACTAATGCTCTATTAAAAATAATACTTTCTTGTGGAATGACAAGTTTTTCAGCACCCTTTAAAATAAAATAGCCACCAGGATTATAAGCACATTCATTATTAGGTTTATCCTTATGCAATACACTATTGCAATTGTTAGATTTAACCATAATGGGTATTTTTCCTATTGATACACTTTTATCTTCATAATTAATATTTTCAACAGTTGTATTAGTTTCAGGAGTATACACTTCTTGAATTTGTTGTACATCTGCAATGAGTCGTGAATTGTATGTGAGAAATTTAGATTTAAAATCTTCTGGAAATAACACTGTATTAGTATCATTAGATGTTTCATCCATAGGTTCTCTTAATCTAACATTATTAAAACGAAATTTATATTTATATACTTTACCATTACTTTCATTTTCATATATTAAATTAGGCCCTTTCATTTCTTCAAATACACATTCGCTAATAAATTGATTATATGAATTATAATGATGCGCAAAAGGAGAAAAACGATCATCGTAGTTCAACTCGATTAACTTGTGAATTTTATCTTGGGTAATGTCCATTTTATATTAATAATATAGTATTATATCTAAATAATTAATTAATTCAATTTTTAATTATTTATAAAATAAATTATGAAACTATTCAATTTCTTCTTGTGATGTACTATTAGTACTAGTATCAATAATATCATTCGATTGCTTTAGTTCATTTAAATCATCTCCATCCAAAGCTTGTAAAGACAAATTATCATAATCATCATCTTTCATTTGTGCTTTTAACATTTGAGCTAACCTGGTAAAATGCATTCCATCATCATCCTTTTCATCGGATTCAGATTCAGAATCTGATTCAGAAATCAAATCGGGCACTGAATCATTGTCACTATCATTATTATCACTATCATTATTATCACTATCATGTTTTGGCAAAAACTGTTCAAGTTGTCTATACAATTTAATTTCATCATCGGTCATCGGTCGAAAGTTATCAATTTCATTGATATTTAATGATTGTAAATCATTCATTTCAAAATGAAAATTAGATATATCATTTAAACCATGAGGTAATATTTTTTCAGGTGCATAATTATCAGTTAAGAAAATTTCTGTTTTGTAACGACTATCTGATCCAGATTCATCAATTAAAAATATTTGATGTTCTTGATAGATTTCATTTTGCAATTTCTTAAATATTGATTTTTCAATATCACTGTCATAATGAATATCTGATAATTTAACAGACATAGTTGACGAAAAAATGCTTTTAGATTGTAATATTGTAAATGGAACATGTCCATCCAAACAAATATCTAAATATATTCTATGATTAGGCATATCATTAAATTTAGGATTTCTAGATAACGTTTGGTATACTACATCCTTCATTGATTCGTAATAATGAGATCGACACATATCGTGCAAAACAGGGTTCGTGAACATTACCTTACATTATCAACTATCATTTAACTATTATTTTTTCAATTATTTATTACTTTGTTCAACAGACACATCAACAATTAAATTACAAATTAAATCATCACTTGTAGGTGTATCGATACGTATTTCATTTACAAGTGGTGTTAATATTGCTGTATTAGTAGTTGAATGTTTAAAATTATTTATTGATAGTTTACAATAATTGGTTTTTTGATTTATTTGGTTTATTTGCTATCAAAGTTGATATATTATTTTCAGTAAAATATTGATCATGTATAACAGGTATGTAATTTAAATCATGTGCTAATTTTTATTTGGTGTATATGTTTTTGTGATAAATATTTCAAAATCAAAAAATGAATTTGTTGTACTTTCATCTATCAAGGTATAGTCTATTATTTAATGTCAATCCATTCAATGAATGTATGATTAATGTTTTTAACGAATCATAATAATATTTACAACAATATTTATAAAATAATATTATAATATTATTTTATTAACTTCTACAAATGTTTTTATACTTGTTTATCTTGCTGAATTTAAATATACAATAATAGCCCACGAGATTACAAACATAGGCATTCCTGGACCATCAACAAGGCATTCTTTGCGTTCACGTGGCAAAACAACCATCAAACTACCCAAAGCCAAAAGACTGGCTAAAAGACCGAAATAACGCATATTTCCTTTCATATGATCGCCAACAGAATAACCCAAAAGCAACCAAGCAGCACCAAACATATAAGGAAATATTTTACCAGGAGATTTTCCTTCTTCATTACACATTTTCATGGCCATAACACTAACTAAAATTGCGATCGATGCTGAAGCAAGAGGCAATCTATCAGAACGTCCTTTTGTTAGCACATATGCAGCAAATAACCAACCAAACGTAAATAAGCCCATACCTAAAGGTTTAGCAACTTTATGATCAGATAACCCAAGTTTTTCACTAGAATTTTTGACAACAACACCTCCAATAACCATTAGTGCAGCCATAGATGTTTGGCACAAAAGAGAATCATTTAAATTTACCATTTTATATAAATATATTTGAGAAAAAAATAATTATATTCAATCAACAGATATTAAATCATCGATATTCGAATCGTCATCACTATCATAGGTTAATGAATTTAGTGAATTTGATGGTGCTTTTTGAATAGGTCTTGGTGTTTGAATAGGTTGCCCAAGCTGTCCAGATTGTCTAGGCTGTCCAGGCATTTTCAACATTAATGGTAATATTTGGGTTATCATTGTATTAATATTCAGGGGAGCTGGTTTATGTGATTCATCATGATCAGACATAAGAAATAATGTTAATACAGATGATAATTGTAATTTAAATAATTTTATAATTAACATAATTGTTTCATCAATACTTGTGATAATACGTATAAAACAATCATGAAACAAATTATATAATCTATATTTTGATAATTCAATATTTGAATAATATAATCTTTGATTTATTGATGATACAACATAATTTTTATAAATGAATAATTTAAATATCAAATTATTAGATTCCATTATTTTTTCTTTATGAATATGTGCATCAATATTCCAAATTGCGTTGTTAATAATACAAATTAATAAAAATTTATAAAAATTATATGTAAAATATAAATTGAAAATTATGTGTGGCAATATATAATATAAATAATTCATTATAATAATAAATGATATTATTTGTTTAACTTTCTTTTACATCCTCTTTATTATCATTATTATTCAATAAATCTTTAGTATATTTTTTGATTTTATTTTTTAACATAGATTTATATTTTCCAGCTATAATATTATTACATGATTTTCCATTTTCGATATCATTAATTTCCGCTACTCTAACTGATAATAATAGTGCTAAATCAGCTCTAGAAAGTTGTAATAATTCTCTCATTTTAATATATTCTTGTTTATCATCAACATGTGTTTCCTTAATGATTTCTTGATTATCTTCATCATATTTAATTTTTGGAATTGTAGATGTAAATGTTTTAACTTTACCCTTTTTAGCAACTTTTGGTTTCGATATGGTTACAGGTGTCCAATCTTGATAATTCATTGTTATTATATTAAACTATTTGTTTAAGATAATAAATTAAAATTTTAAAAGTTGCATTATACAGTCTTGCTAGTCACAGTCTTGCTAGTCACAGTCTTGCTAGTTTTCTTTTTACGTGGTTTTCTAACCTTTAATGATTCTTCATATCGATGTATTTCTTCAATGGGAAACGATGTGTCTAACATTTCTCTGTTCTTTTCTAATAATTCTTGTTTGAAATGTTCTGTATTACTTTCTAATTCTTGTTGAAAATTGGAATCGACAGCAATATATTTAGTTTCTATTAATTTATCACGAACCATATTTGTAATATCATCATCAATAATAACATTTCTAAATGGAAGAATTTTATTGAATATTTTATCAGTTGTTACAGCAGTAATTCTAAATGTACTCAAAATTAAATTTTTTGGAATATTTATATCATATATATAAGCATACATCAATACACATCCTGCACCAATAGATAATGGTTGATGATTTGATGCTAAATATAATTTAGTAATATTAGTAGCTATTCTACAAATAATATTTATTTGTTCTTTGTTTAAATTCAATTTATAACAATATCTTTCAATAAAATCTATTGGTGCAGTTGGTACAATAGAATTGAGCAATTTGTTGTTTTTTAATAATTTTCTAAATTTGTTACAACCATTAGTTATAACTGATTCTATTACATCCAACATTTCTGCAATTTCTAATGTAGATCTGTAATATTTTTGTAATAAAGCACCGTAAAATATACATGCTCCATAAATACCATTTCTATTCTTTTTACCTCGGATTATAACTCGTTTGTCTTTTTTAGAACCAATGGTATGTTTTAATTCATGAATTTGTTTATAAAATATTTTAGCATTATCAATAACTGATTTTGGTAAAAAGTTTTTACTACATACATGTTCAATGAATTGTAATATTTCTGATAATGATCGTTCTTCATATGGCATTTGATTCCATATTTGAATTGTTTTAATAATTGAGTATTTTTTACCACCAATGGTAGTGCACATTGATGATTTTGGGAAAAAGAAACTAGTTGGTGCCCCGCATCTCATAGATCCTTCATTTTTCCCATCAATATACATTGACCATTCAGCCTTATTATCATATATTTGATGCGTACAAACATCACAATCTTTACATAAAACATGCCCTTGAGCAGAATCATTTGTTATATTTTCACTATTGCAATTAATGCATTTGTTTTTTTCTTTTTTAACTTCAGTAGTTGTCATGAGGTCCAACGTGTCGAATAAATCTTCTTCGTTGACCTCATCGCATACTGTATCGATGCTTTCCATAGTAGATAACATACTTTTATACACTATATTTCTTTAACCCAAATGTTAAATAAATCAATTTTTAAATAAAAAATTGATATTTTGAATAATTAAGAAAAAGTTTAATAGAATAATAATGAGTCAAATTGCTAAAAAACCATCCAAAGTGTGTGTCTATTATCGTGTTAGTACACAAGGACAAGCCGATGATGATCGCAATGGTTTAGATGTTCAAACTAAAGCATGTGATCGTTATGCATTGAGTCTTTATAAAATGAAAGAATCATGTATTAATTATTATTGTGATATTGGTTCGTCATATAATAATAAATGCATATTGAGAGATCAAAATTTAATGGTTAGACATATTTATCCTGGTACAGTTATATTAATATATAATGTCAGTAGATTAGGACGAAATATTGATCAGGTTATGAAGTTGTTAATTAAAATTAAAAAAATGAAGGGACAGGTAATTTCGGTAACTGAAAATATATGTTATGGAAAGACTAGATTACAAGATAAAAAGTTTTTGTATAGGGTCATAGAATCTGAAGAAAAATCGGATTATAAATCTGATAGAACAACAAAGTATATTCAATTAATTAAAGACATGGGTGGTCACATTGGTAGACCATCATATGGTTATTCTGTTCAAAAAATTAACGGAATTCCTAAATTAATTAAAAATATACAAGAACAAAAAGTTATTAAGGATATTAAAAAATATAAAATTCAATATAAATCATCTGGTGAAATTGCTATTATATTAAATAGAAAGAAAATATTAAAGAAAGGAAATATGTGGACTAATTTGACTGTTGATAGTGTTAAATTAAATATATTAAAAACAACTAAGGTAAAGTCAAATTTGGAAAATAGTATGTCAAGTTTATCAGTATAAAATAATTAATTTATTCAATTTCACGATTATTAATTTGTGTTTGATCAATAATAAACTCTAAATAAGTCACATAATAATCGTTATTAAATTGTACTAGAGAAGTAGTGTCGTGTAATTCTTGAATTGATCGTAAAAGATTGAAGAAATTACCAACACTTACATATCTTCTCAAATGATTGATGATTCCATGAGCATTTTTAATTCTTGAATTCTTAACTAGTGTTTGAATAGTTGCAATCAATTTCTTTATAATATTAAATTTCTTATTAGATAATAATGCATAATCACTAACATTAATTTTTGTAAATGATTGATTTGTATAATCAAAATCAGTGAAATGCATCACAAGATCCATCAAGATTTTAGCACTTTGCTTATACAAAAGATGAATTAATCCAACAATATCAATAGATTTATCATCAATTATAACAGCATTAGTTAAATTATTATCATGTCTAAAATCAACAATGTTAAAATCAGGATCATTGTCTAAAAACACACGCACATATGAATACCAAATATTTGAATAATTTGGTTTTCTTTTACGCTTGTTAATATAATCATTAGTTTGAATTTTGATAATTTCGTATGTATTTCTTGCTTCAACATATTGTTTACAAATAATACCTTCATTTTGTGGAATCATATCATTCATGGCTTCACTTATCGAATGATAATGTTTGGGTAAAATCAATTCAGGAATTTCGACACATAATTCAGATTGAACATAATCCAAAGTATCGACATCACGTTCAATAACTAGTGCTAATTTAGCATAATTTTCACCAAACACATCAGTATAATCAACCACATATTTATTCTTATGATGAATTAATACAAAACTATAACAATGATTTTTATCCAACTTTTCAGTGAATGAATTTCTAGTCTTATCACAGTATGTTAAACATTCATCAAACATATTACCAAATGTTACATCAGAATTATAAAAATATGATGAATCAATAGATGTACAGCGTGATGTAGTGAAATGCCATTCATCAGAATAGAAAATGGATATTAATGTACCTTCATATGAATCTTCAAATATATCATCATTTTCATCATTTTCTAAAAATGAACCAAAATTCATGTATTTAATATTATCATGAGTAAACATGATAATTCTAGCATTATTATCACTAATTTTGATACATAGTGATCGACATTCATTGTAAATTGTTGATCCTTGGGTATTAAAATCATTATGAACCAAGAACAAACTATCATTATCATTAATCTTTTTCAATGTTATATTACTATCTACTTTATCTAGTAATATATTTTTGACACTGTCAAACGATGCTTCACCATCTAATGTATTAAGTAATGTTACAATCTTCATAGACATATTAATATGTCTATTAATTATGCCTTAAATAAAAATTATTT